AACCTACCAGAGTATACAATGAATAACGTTGTAGCAATCAGAAGGATTACGTACAACGACATTGACTTTGATTTTACTCAGGAGATGGCTAAACAAGACCCTGTGTTTAAAAAGTTTATTCCTGAATACGCTTCTATGTCGCTACTATATGATCCTGATGATGATGATACCTATCCATCTTTTGACGAAGGTGGTTTAGCAGAAAATAAAGATTTAGATCTAGCTAGATCATACGGTGTGACAGTTGTTGACCCAGAAGAAACAAGTCAAACTGTAAAAGCTTTAGGAAAAGCAGCAATAGAAAGTATTCCAGGTGTTAGCACTGCAGCTACAATACGAGACATTAAAGAAGAATTAAAAGAAGAAAATCCTAGTTTAGCTAAAATAGGTATGTTGGCTGCTAGTGAAGCTGTAGGTCTTGTTCCTGGTCTAGGTCAAGTAGGTAAAACTATAATACGAAAAACTAGTACAAAAGTAGTTGATAAAGCTGCAGATGCAAAAGAAGCAGAAAGACTTATTAAAGATTCTGAAGCACTAGAGCAGTGGCGTAAAGAAAATAAACTACCTGAGTCACAAAGACAAAAGAATCCTGAAGGATCAAAAAAGGCAGCGTCTGATTTATTAGAAGGTGAAATTACTTCTAAAGAAGCTAGGCAAAGAATAAAAGATTTTATACCTGATCCACAAGAGTTTACTGCAGAGCAAGTCTTAGACATGATGCCTAGTCTTACTCAGATAACAGGAGCATTAGGTAAGAAAGCTAAAAAGTATCCTATCATAGGTGTTAAAGGAAAAGACTTAGATAAAGGGCAAGTAGTATCTTCTAGATTAGATATCAATGCCTATGATGACTATGATACATGGGTAGTCTCTATTCATGATGGTAATCAAAAGTCAGGTAGTGTTGTTGGATACGGACAAGCTATTAGACTAAAAAATATTAACTTTGGTTCAGATCCTAAAGCAGCCCTTGATATTGCTAGAGGCAAAAGACTTGTTCAAGCTACAGGAGAAGATGCTCCTAAACCTCAAGGTAAAGCTACTATTGCTCGTATCTTTGGAGAGTATCAACCTGAAGATCCTTATGATTTACAACGACAAGCTGCTGAGATAATAGCTTCAGGTTCAGAAGAGTGGACACAGATAGGAATGAATCCTTATCGTGGAAGTGCTTTTTACAATAAAAAAACTGGTGCTCCTGTATTTGAAGCAGATGAAGTAATTCAAGTTGGTCCTCTTGTACTAGCTAAAAATGTAAAGAAACCCACTATCTCTCAAATGAAGCAAATGGCTGTAAGGACAAGAGATGGTAAACTAAGAATGTTTAATGAAGGTGGTGCAGCAATGAAAGATCAAATGCAGATGGCGTTTAAAGACGATGGCATGACTAAAGATCCTGTCTCAGGTAATGAAATACCCCCTGGCTCGTTAGCCAAAGAAGTACGAGATGATATTCCTGCCATGTTATCCGAAGGTGAATATGTTGTTCCTGCTGATGTTCTTAGGTACTACGGAGTAAACTTCTTTGAGAACTTACGTAACCAAGCAAAGTCTGGTCTGCAGAATATGGAAGCAGCAGGAAGGATTGGTGGTGAACCATTATCACCGGATCAAGTACAACAAAATATGAGTGGTCAACGTATGGCAGGTGCTCCACCTGTACAACCTGTAGCTGCTAACACTGGTCCTATGATGCTAGGTCAACAATCTCAAACTGGTACTAACACAGCAACAACAGGACAAGCTGTGCAAAATCCGTTTACTCCCATGAACTTTTCAACTGTAGGGTTCAGTCAGTATCAACAGCCTACTCAGAAACCTACTAGTGTCACAACCACTAAAACATATGTTAACGCAAATAATACTTCTGACACACGGATTGTTACGTATGTAGATGGTGTAGTAACACCTCCTGCTGACGTTAAGTATACTCAACCACCTTATTATTTACAGGGTTCAGCAGGACTAGCAGAAGCCATTAAAGGTGCTCCTAAAGGAGGAGGCGGTGGTGGAGGTGGAGGTGCACCAGATCCAGAACCAAAAGATCCTAACGCTTGGGCGAAAGATATTACAAACCCTGAAGAGTGGGCAGAAGAAAACCTACAAGGAAAAGCTAACAATCTAATCAACACCATTAAGCTAGGTACTAATGTAGCAAGAGTTAACGCTATGGCAGAAATTGCTAAAGCTCAAGGTAACATGGATTTGTACAATACCTTATCAAATAAAGCAAAAGATTTTGTTGCTGATAATCCACTTCTTAACTCTCTTCCTAATGCTTGGATTGACGGTGACAAGATTGCTGCAGATCTTCAAAAAGACAAAGACTTAGTAAACAGTATCTTTAGTATAGATAAAGAGATAGCTCCATCTAAAGATCCAGATCCAAAAAAACCTAGTGTTGTCTCACAAACAGAACAGGCAGGAATCAGTAGTGGTAGCACTGGGGAAACACAAGCTAGTAGACCTTCACAACGATTTGATGACATGACTACAGAAGAAAGAGCAGCGGCTGTTAAAGAAGAAACAGGCGTTACAGTATCAGGAGAACAACAGGTTGCAGGTGATAAGCCAACAAATACAGAAGAAAGTTCTACAACAACATCAGGAACTATTTTTAATAAAGGTGGATTGATGCAAAGGAAAAAAAGAAAGGCAAAAAAATAACTATAAGGCTACTCAGCTACGGCTGACCCCAACAGAAAAGGAAAGAACATGCCTGAATTAACTGAAATGGAAAAACCTAAAACAGCAGGTTTTGTAGATCGTGGATACAACCACGCAAAAAAACAAAAACGTATGGAAGAAGAAGAGCAAGAGATTGCCCGACTAGAAGCAGAGGCTCGAGGTGAAGAAGTTGTTGAAGATAAACCCAGTGGCGAGAATACTGAGGACACCGAAGTTCAAGCAACAGACGATTCCAAACAAGAAGAAGCCACAGAGGAAACCAAAACACAAGAAGATGATTCAGAGTTAAGTGCTGAAGAAAAGTCTTTTAAGAAACGTTATGGTGACCTACGTAGGCACATGCAAGAAAAAGAAAAAGAGTGGAACGAAAGAATCCAAGCTCTTGAAAGCCGTAAGGCATCAGACACAATAATACCACCAAAGACTCCTGAAGAGATTGATGAGTGGGTAAAACAATATCCTGATGTAGCAGGTATCTTTAACAAGATAGCAGAAGAAAAAGCTAAACAGATGTTTAGTAAAGCTGAATCAAGATTAAAAGAATTAGATGATGCACACAGCGAAGCTCTAAGATTAAAAGCTGAGAACGTTATAAGAAAGTCTCACGATGACTTTGACGAACTAAAAGCTTCAGACGAGTTTCACAACTGGGCAGATGCTCAACCTAAATGGGTTAAGGATGCACTGTACGAAAACTCAGATGATCCTGCTTCAGTTATTCGTGTTATTGATCTTTATAAAGTTGATAAGGGTATTAGTATAGCAGACAAGCGTGATAGCAAGAAAGCTGCAGCTTCTACCGTTACCAAAGGAACTCGTACTTCTATTGACGCAAAGGGTATTTCAGGTCAAATAAAAGAATCTGACGTAGCTAAAATGTCAACAAAGGAGTTTGAGGAACGTCAAGATGAAATTGCCAAAGCAATGAAAGATGGTAAATTTATCTATGACATATCTAATTAGTTGACACTTTAAGAGTCTTCTATATAACTACGTGTATCTTTATTGAAGCCTCCTGTATGGACTACCTTCAAGGATACTTTTCAAATAAAAGCATAAACTACAAAAAAGACTTACCTGTACAAGTATAGGCCCACTTACGTGTTACCCTAGAACGTTCAGCCTCTTTCAAGGTGTTTAGCTTCAATAAGCCAAATATCATGGAAGGATTTAATCATGGCTTTTCAAACCGCATCAGGTTACGGAAATCTTCCAAATGGGAACTTTTCTAGCGTAATCTACTCCAAAAAGGTACAGCTTGCTTTTCGCAAGAGTACTGTAGTAGGAGACATAACTAACTCTGATTATTTTGGGGAGATTTCAGCCCAAGGTGATACAGTGAAAATTATCAAGGAGCCAGAAATTTCTGTGAGCG